GCAGAACAGGGCATTATATGGGGAGTTGTTATGCCCATACGCATGCGAATGGATATGCCTTAGATGATTCTGATGATGATGAAGATTCTGAAGAGGAAGATTATGAGGATTCAGAAGATTATGATTCTGATTCCTCCTAGTAAAGAACATAAGCCCCTCTTTCCTTTTCTTATCAATGGCCTCCTACATTTGCGTCATAGAATGCTCTGATAATCATGTCTATATCTGTGACACGAGGAAGGTTCATCTGGAAGAACTGATTCCTCTTCGCATTATCGGCTTGTACAATGTAGACCAGAACTATACTCTCTTCAAAGGAACAAAGAAGCCTGTTTCAAGGCATCTTACAACCTTAGAATTGGACTATAGTACAACTCACACAAATATTGTAGAAACCATTCTATCAGACCGTTATTTTTATGATAGGAGGGCTGGGGAATGGTATGGAGTCAGAACAGGAGATGTCAAGCAGAATCGGTGGCTCACATCAGTTATGAAAGGGTATAGGGAGTGTAAGAAAGAAGGGGACTATCAGGCGTATCACAGAGTGTCGTCCTTGAAGGCGGAAGAAGTGGATGACAGGCCTGTTTGTAGCCATGGATATCCATGTGAAGTTCATATCGGTTCGGAAATGTATTATGACTGCCCTGTAAAGTATGTGTGGCCCAATTTCATGCCAGAGTTGGCACGGATTCGTCCATGTACATTCAAACAAATATGTTCTTAGAATAGATATGAAACCAACACGCCTCCGGTCCAGGAAGCGAACTAAGAATTTGCGTAAGAGGACACAGAGGCGTAAACTGCGAGCAGGAGGTAATTTAAAAGAATCAGCAATTGCCGCAATCCCGGATGTCCGTGGTGAAGATAAATTAGAGAAATTATTATTGTTTATACTGAATCACCCAGAACGTGATTATGTACATAAAATTAATATTGGTGATAAAACCTATATATATGAAGATATGCGAGGAGGAAGTCCGTACAATTATTTATTAGTTGCCCATGAAAAAACTCATCCTGATATACGTGTTACATTATATGAAATTGCTGACCATTAAAGGTGTTCTTCAGACTCACATCATTTTTTAAACTATTATTCTCTTGGAAAAAATTGAAGTTCGTGGGAACAAATTGGGAAGGCTGACTACAGACTTTCTTTGTTCTGTACTCCATTTAATCATTATTATATCCACGAATGGATGAAATCACTCATTTACTCGCTGATATGGCAATTACAATGCGCACCTGTGCCTATGTGCGTAAGAACGGCACGAATTGTGTCTTCAAAACCAGTGTGGGCCTCTACTGTCCCTGTCACCGGCACTTGGAGGACGAGGCTAAAGCCCCTTTACATACAGAGCCCATGTACAAATCGGTCTTGGACGCGATTCGGGCGAATCCCCTGCTTCTCCGCCAGACCTTGCCTGACATGGAACGCAAACTCCAGCGCCATGCCGGCAAGGTGGTGCTGGCAGAAGGGGAGACATCGGGGGCCCAGGGAACCGGCAACAAGGTGACCGGCCAAGAGGCGTCCTTTGCCGCCGTTCTAGAGAGCCATGGCTTCGTTATACAGGCGAAAGACGCGGAGATTACGGTGGCCGGCAAGTACTACTACTATCAGGTCAATGGTAGCCAGAAGTCCATTGACTTCCGCTTAGTACAGCATGACGGAACCAAGATTCTGGCATCAGCCGACTTTGACTTGAAGCATACCGTGAGCGACGTCTTCTTCCTGAATGACGGCTGGTTCCACGAGAATGTCATCTATGTGGTGTCCTGGATGCGGAAGACATCGGAGGCCCGAAAGAAGCGTGTCGTGGAGCCGGCCACCTTCATTGGACTGGGACAGGACATTCCGACGAAGGAGGAAACGGCGCTCATGGAAGAATTGCTGGCCATCAAGAAAAAGTATAATACGGAGTTCAAGGGGTGTGGCTCTCTCTGTACCTATATCCGCTTTGCCAATCGCTATACCTGTGCTCGCTTCACGCCTGAATATACCGACAGGTGCTATGAGAGGATTTCTCATTCCTCGTCATCATCTGCTGCTGTTCCTGTTACTGCTTCTGTTGTTTCTAGTCCCTGAGCCTCTTCTTTTAGTTCCACCCTGTTCGCCAGAATCGTTCTGCCAATGCGTTCTGCCAACGGGGGCGGCACCGCATTCCCAATCTGAATGATTTTTTCCTTTTCGGTTCCCTGCCACTGGTATGTGGCAGGGAATCCTTGAATCTGCCCCAGTTCTTTAGACGTCATACACCGGATCCAGTATTTCTGAATAGTGGGATTATAAAGTCCCACGAAGAGACGGGGACAGAGATTATAGGTGCTGATGATGGTATTACAGGGGACATCGGGATTCACCACCATGCCATGATAGCCCCCTTTTCTCACGCCAAAACTGATGAGGCCTTCAGGTTCTATGATAGGATTGGTTAGGGTTGGATTCTCAGTCTTTTCTGCTGAGGAGAGATTCCTCAGCCCTCTGACAAGTCGGTCCAGATTCTTATGGGGTGTTCCCTTGACAGCAGTCTCGGTGGTTGGAATCCAGTAATAAGCCGGTTGTTCTTGGGGCTTGTACAAGGCTGGGAGTTCCATGGCATCTTCCAAATGGGGTTCCAAGAAGGACCGAATAGAGGTAGTAGGGGGTGTGCTAGCGTCTGTCAAAGAGTTCCAGGGAACATGCGGAAAGGTGGTGCCTCTATGACCTATGATAATCAGGCGTTTTCTGTTCTGCGGAACACCAATGGTTGATACATCAATGACCTGATAGGTGATGCGGTAGCCGATAGAGTCAAAGAGGTCTCTAAAGATATCTATCACAGGTCTTAAGGGTGCCTCTGGGGTCAAATGACCCCTTCTAGACAACAGACCTTTCACATTCTCCACAATAATCCATTCAGGCTGAATAATCTTCGTGGCTCTGATAAATTCTTGAATTAATGTCCCACGTTTATCATCAGGACGCTTCTTACCTGCATGGCTATACGATTGACAAGGTACGCCGCCAAAGATAAGATTTACCTTATTCTTATAGGGTTCAAAGGCAGAATCTGGAACCTTCCAAATATCTGAGGATTTTGTCTCAAAGTCAATAATTGACACAGAGGACGGAAAGACAACGGTGTGGGTCTTCGTGGCCGCCTCGTTGAATTCATTAAAGGCCACCACCTTGATGTTCGCCCTCTCCAATCCAAGGGTATCTCCTCCTGCTCCGCTAAACAAACTAATAGCAGTCATAGGTGTTACTTCTGTTGGTAGTACCACCACATTCCGAAGTTCCTTGACTTCCGCCTCCAAGCTTGTTAACCGAGTAACCAAGGCCGACGGCTCACACTTCTTTTTTCGGTTCAAATGCGCCGTCAAATGGCCCTTCTGGGCAAACTCCTTCAAGCAAGTTGGACAGGTATGCATTAGAATTCCAAAATCACTAATTAGATGCGTTTTGGTGATGTTGGAACTCCATTTCAAATTTATGCGGAAAATCAAACGCCCCAATAGGAATGAGTTTTCACGCACAAACTTGGACGGACATTAAAGACGGATTCAATTTCGGAAAAAAACACCACGGCCATCCGATCCCCTTTTTTATTCGCTTCCTATCTTTGGCCATTCCTGGAGCCTTCCTTGGACACTATGTAGATCAGGCGGTATTAAAGATCCAGCGTCTAAATCTCCTTGGACCCCTGAAAGGGAGATATGTCTTCCTCCAGTTATTCATCTGGGCCGCCATGTTCTATGCCCTCTTCCTGTTTGCCCCAGGATATACCAAGGAATTTCAGGGATCGATTGCCGGCATCTTCTTTATCGCCCTATTCTTTTCTGTACAAGAGAACTTTGTGACAAATCTACAGTTTGCTCTGGGGGTGGTGGATAGAGAGTTCTAAAAAATATCCGTTAGGTATTTCCCTTATACTTTTAGCAACAGGGGGTGTGGATTAGACCGAAGGTCTTCCCACAGGGAGTTCTAAGAAATATCCCTGTCATAATAGAGCATGTCCTGTACGGAAGTCAAAACGAAAAAATATCAGAGTCGGGTCAGTCCTCCCTTCCATGCCAAAGACTGTAAAAACCTTACAAAGAAAGGAAAGAATGGAGACTACCGTTCCAGTCCTGATGCCAAAGGTGTCTATAAGTGGATGAAGACTAATAAGACACGAAAGGTGTCCAAAGGAATAAAGACCTATGATGTCCATGATAATGGTAATCGACCCTTTCGTGTCGAAGTAGATGGTAAGAAGGTCTCCATTTACAGGGGGACTCTCCCAGAAGGCAGTACCAACTATAGAAATTTAGACTATAGTACACTTGTAAAGACTCTGACAGTATCTGCGGTTCATGTGGGAGAAAGTACCTGTCATACATCCGCATACATTAAAGACCTTTGTGGCAAGCCAGCGACAGGAAATACAATCCTATTACATATAAGTGGAAACAAATACATGTTTGTAGGTCAGGAAGTCTATGAATTTACGATGGAAGACGACTTTGAGGCCTATTATTCCCAAGTCGGGAATAACGATGTCCCCTATCCCATTACCCTCGGCTCAAAGTATGTCTATCTCATGTTAGACGGTGACCATACCTATATAGGTCGGGATCTATTCAAAGCCAAGATGACAGCCGTTGAATGGGCGGATGCCTATGCCTACTATAATGGCTATAAGGATTTTGAAACAGGAGAACGAATCAACTGCTATGACAAATACCGCACCAACCTGCCAAAACGTAAGGCATGTGAAAAAGAACATCGTGCCATCCTTCAAAAACGGTTAAAAGGCGCTGTAAAGCCTATGAAAGGATTCAAAATGATTCAGAAACGCTGATCGGATTAATCCATTAGAGCCCATTCCGTCAACACATCTAGCGCATCCTCAAACCGAATGTTCTTCTCCCTTGAGAACCGATTGATGACTTGGCGACAAAGGAGGGTGTCCTTCTTAAAGTTGTTCGGCAAATGGATTCCATAATTCTTTAGAACCCTCGTACTAATGATATAGTATAGAAGAGCGTCCACCTCCAGCGTGGAAAACCCTGTTCTACAGATAAGATTCAATCGTAAGAGATTATCCTCTCTTACAATCGCCTCTTTTTCCTTCGCTATGTCAGTCTTTGATTCCATGCTGTCCTTGGATATCCTTATAGGGAATGAGTTGTTTCAAGTTTTATGAGATCTGGCTCCTGACCCTCCACTTTCTTTAAGTCCTCTAGAATCACCTCGTTCTTGGGATCCTGTCTGGCACGCCATTTTTGGAGCCACTCTTCCTCCTCCTTCTCCTTAGCTAACCGTTTGGCCTTCTCATCTACACGCATCTTTACCACCTTGAACTCCACGTCTTTGTCAAATCCCTCAAAGTCCTCTTCAAAGAAATTAAAGTGCCCGTCTGAGCGATGGGAATACAGGCAACCTCCTGGGCCATGCCCCATTTTCTGAATGCTACAATGAAGCCGGCCGCCCTCTTTCTCAATCTCCTGAATGACAGGAATCGCGCGGTCAAAGATCTCCGTATACATGGTTTTGTTCTCGGCACGGATGAAGCGTTCAAAGAATTCCAGAATGGGGGCGTCCTTGTTCTTGACCTGCTGGGCATAGATTTCATCCAGAATCTTCTTATAAGAGTACACCGCCTTCTCATGTTGTCTGTGTAACTTGAGACGGAAGTGTTCCATGACCCGATCTAGTTGTTTCTCTTCCTTCTTGTGCTGTTGTTCCAGTTTGGTGATGAAGGCATCCATCAGAACAGTCATCCGCTGCTTCGGATCCGTTATCAAATCTACGAGTTCGGTCATTGTATAATGTCCATACATTCAATTTAAGCTACCACTAGTAGGAAGTCATGTCTAATCGCAACTACGGTGGCTCTGTCATTACAAGCATTTTGAAAGCCCAGAACGCCGCCAACTACTATAATCGCCAACAGGCCGTTGTTCAAAGCCAGAAAACGGGGGCCTTGAAACCAGGACAGGCACTCCTCGTCAATAATTATACGGGGAACTTTGACGCGGATACCATTACCAATCTGAACGCCGGCCAACAGAAATACTACTTGAAAGATAATCTCGCCGCTACGGTTCTTTCCCCCACCTGTTATGTGCCAAATACCACATAGTTCACGCCATTAGAACCAGATAATCCGACATCTCTTCAGGCTCCGTCATCTGTTCCGCCACCCTTCCATTCACCATTCGGCCCATCCATGTGTCTATTTTGTTCGTATCCTGATATTCATTTTTGAAAAAACAGTACTTATATTTAAATACCAAGGTTTCTAAATATAATTTGAGAATGCCACCTGGACTTTTATAGCCGACTGTCAAACAGGTTGGCGTACGTCCCAGAACATAGATATAGGAACCAAAATACATATCGCTTTGGGTTGTGAGCCAGAAATTATTGGATATATCCCTTGGATGGTATAAACGTAATCCCGAATCATGGATTCGGTCCAGAATTTTGCTAGGCCCGCGAATCGTAAGTATATTCTGGCCTAATAGCATTCTTTTCCTATACATTTATAACAGGGTTTAGGTAGAAATTATCTTCGTTCCTAGTAAGGACCATGCGTACCCCTATTCTTTGCCTTCTGATTCTCCTCCTCATCGTCTGCGCCTTTTCACTCCAGACAGAGGGATTCGCAACAGTCTGTCTCCCATTTCCCGATCTCAATATGGGGAACATCTTTATCTTCCTTTTAGTCATTTCCATCATTACAGGAACCATTGTGTTTTACGCCTGGAACTGGAATGCCCTCCGAACAACCACCTCTGCTCATATCATCAAGCACTCCCTTTTCAATTCCAAAATTCTTTAAGAAAAAATTGAAGAAAAAACAAAGAAAATAGGGAAGACACTCTTTATACCTTGCTAAATGCTTGTCTATACCTTACCCTCTTTAATGGGAGCCACTGTTCTTAATCGTCCTTCCAAGCGTGTTCGGAGCCCCTATGTAGCCGATATTGAACTGGACGACGGCACCGTCGGCCTCTGTCATACGCCCGGTCTTGGCTGCGCCGGTCTTGTGGCCCCTGGAAAGCGCATCTATGTCAGCGAAAACAATGACACCTCTATCAAAACCGAGTGGACCGCCCATATTTCTGAGGGTCTCTCGTCCTTTGTCGGTATTCACCCGCTTGTAACACAGCAGGCCATCTATCCGCTTCTTCAACGAATTAGTGGGGAGGCTGAATGGGCCTCGGAAGTGACCGTGAAATATAGTCGCCTAGACTATGTAGGCTATTTGCCGAATGGCAAAAAGATCTATGTAGAAGTGAAAACGGCCATGACAAGTCATGTACCAGGAGTTGCCATCTTTCCCGACAATCCCTCTCCGAGAGCCATAACCCATACGAATGTTCTGAAGTCGCTCCTAACGGAAGCAGACACTCATTCGTGTCATATGATCTATGTCATTCCTCGTAGCGATTGTAATAGCCTCTTGATTAATCCGAAAGACCGGGCATACACCAAACAAATCATGGCGGCCTTGGAAAAAGGAGTGCGTCTTCATGCCTTTGTTCTGGACTATGACCCCGATGGTGATATTACCTTTCAGAAAAAGGTGCCCATCAAGATTGTCTAGGATGGTGGATCGTTTTTTATTCCTTGAATAAACATAGAATGCTATGGACCTTCAAATCATCGGATACACAGCCTCTACAACCACAATTCTCGCCTTTGCCCTCCAATTTTTCCACACAGTGCGTTGTGGAACCGTGGAAGGCATCAGTCTGCCTCGGACAGCAGCCGACAGCATCAGTCTTGGTATCTGGGTTCTTTACGCAACTAGAACAGAGGATTATCCTCTTCTAATTGCGTCGTCTTGTGAACTCTTTTTGAGCCTATGTGTTGGCCTCATCGTCATGAAACATATCCTCTTTCCTAAGAAAAAGGGGATTGAATTTATGGAGAAACCGGTGATTGTTGTAATCAAGGATTCTAATCCTCCTTCAATCCAAGAGAGGCAATAATGTCCATGCGCCCCTTTCGCAAATAGGATTCGTCCATCATCTGATTGATTTTCTTAACGTCCATATTGGACGTGAGAAGGAGAATCACATTCGGATAGATTCCCAGTTGAATCTTGTCTAGAAGCGTGTTCCACCCTGTCTTATTCCGCACAAGAATAGGAATATTCTTGTGCGGCTCAATCCCCTTATGTATCAGGGCCAATTGAATATCAATCTCCTCCCAGACAATAATGAGTGGCTTGTCCTTGGCCGGCTCCACCTCGTCCATCAAGGTTGCCATAATATCCCCCGGTTCCCAGGGACTAAAGGTATTACAATAGGAAGACCCATAGGCATCTGCCAATAGCAGGCCTAGAATCGACTTGCCAGTACAGGGAGGGCCATACAGAAAGATGGTGACGGCCTTCTTCGTGGCATAGAGGTCCTGAATCTGCTTCATCAGACTGGCCTGATCCGGTCTCGGCTGATAGTCAAAGTTCTTGATGGGCCGCTTCCTGTACCAGAGATTATTATAGGAACCACAGCGATTGTAAATATCAATGGTCTTTCCTGACTTGGTTGGAACAGGTGGTGTATTGGCTGTATTCGCTGTATTCGTTGTAATTATTTGATTCATGACAGGTATTTCTTCCTCATCCTGATCCCGTGTCAGATTCTTAAAACTTGTTTCTGTGGCAATCATCATTATTTCTGTTTCGTCCCTGTATTTTGAGGAGATATAGACAAGATACCAATATCCAATAGAATATCCTGTGCCTTTATTATCATTTCCTACCTCACTGGTGTTGTCCTTGAGTCGCTTCGTGATTCGCATACAGATGTCAGAATCGGATAGGGAATAGTATTTGATTCCAAAGCGTTTGGTAATCAGGAAAATCATGGACCAGGGAATCATGCCAATCAGGGTATAGCCGAATCCAATCATGAAACCACTCAGGATGGTGATTGTGGCTTGCTGTGATTGTTGTTGTTGTATTGGAGATTCTAAAGTTGAATTGGACATGGTGCTTACTGTATGAAAAAGAGGGAACTTGAATCAAATTTACTCATAGTCTCTTATTGTCTTTCCCACAGGGAACCTCGGAACTCCATCTGGCGTCAGATTCTGATACTTGACCGTGAGCATCTTGCCCACATACTCCGCACCTTTTCGGAATAGTTCCTGGCGGTCCTCTCTAGTCCCCTCGGGCCGACACCCAAACTCCACGCCCTTCGGTGTGACACAGCGCCACATCACACACCCCTTTTCCGCTCCATCTGCTTCGTAGAAGCCCACAATTCGGAACTCGTCATCCTCAAACTCCTTCATCTTAAGCAAGTCATTGGACCGGTCTCCTATTGCGTACAGACCCGTCTTGTTCCGAATCATGAGCCCCTCATATCCTGCCACCACATAGGCGTCGTGTGCTGGCTTCAACTCAGACTCCTTGGCAATCTCTTTGGTAGGACATAGTTGAAGCGTGGAACCAATGATAGTTCGGAAGAGATCCTGGAGAATGGCATATCTCTCATGAAAGGGCTTCACAGGATCCACGATGTCATAACAGTGGAGTTCCAGGAGGTTGTGTTGGACTCTGTCCTCCTCGGTCAGCGTCTTCTTCTTGGCTAACCCCACAATCGTCTGGAAGTGGGCCTTGGTGGTAAATAGCTCGCCGTCTAGAATGAGCCCCTTGGGCAGCTTGCGAACAATCGCCTGGATATGCTCCAGATGGGCATAGGCTTTGCGCTGACGACTGAAGAGACAGGGGCCTTCTTCTAAGCCACACATGGCAATGGTGCGCGTGCCATCATATTTGGGCTGAACCAGACAGGGAAATTGTATGTACTTCTTGCGTTCTGGCCACTTGTTCGCCAACATCGGCAAAGGAGCCGATAAGATGAGTTCTGTGGCCCTACTGGCTGGCATAGACGCAGCGGCAGAATTACTGCTACTGTTGCTACTGCTATTGCTACTACTATTGGATACTGCTACTACGTAACCCTC